CTCCTATATCATTTTCGGTAAAATTACCAGTTATGTAATGAAAGAAAACACACGCGGTGTTAACCAGAGGTCTGCCTAAATTCTCCGTGAGAAAATCGCAAATGGGTTTTACTGCCCTCTAAGGGAGCGCGTAACAGGTTGGCACTTTACCAGTCATTAGTTTCCTAAATCAGTTTACATCTCTGTCACTTCAGAGAATGGCCATTGGTGAGCAGTCCATTATAGCCTATAGAATCATGAGTGGTGCAAATTCACTCGCAGCTTCTATTGCTGGTAGAGCATCAGAAGCGGCGGCATACATTTCAGCCTCAGTGGCTTGACCGAGACCAATGTACTGTTTGAATGGGCCTGAAATACTCCCAGGATTGAGAGTTTCAGTGATTCCCATGACAGTGGCTCCAGTCTCGCTTGCAGCACGCACACCTTCGGACAACCGTTGAAGGTATGATGGTCCGCGGGTGTGATTATGGTTGCGCATATCAACGTCACGCTGTTTGTGATTCATAGTAGCATGACGAGCGACTTGCTTGGTTCCAGGGCCTGCATCATGAGTTGTGACACGCTTACCAATATGATAATTCGCGGCACCCTCAAGCTGGTCCATAAGCTTGTCATTCTCGTAAATGAGAACATACTCTACGAAAGACTTCGATTGAACGGCGGAAGAAAGCCTCACTGAAATTTCGCGGTAATAATTACCATATCCGTCATTGTCAGTTGACTCATTTCCGCCATACCAAGTGTAATCAGTAGGAAACAACGGCTTATAATGAACAGTCGCAGATTTCTTAAAGATAACACGCGTAATGTGATCATGAGTGTTGGTGCTTGACTGAGTGTTCGTCAGTGTTGCTAGACCACCTAGCTCGTCTGCCCGACCAATGTCAGTCACACGAATGGCAGCACCAACAATACGCATCTTACCATCAGTGTCTAGCACTTCGGAGACAACGTTTGCGTAAGGCGTCGACGCACTCCCAGAGAACATAGTGGCCTTCCATTCACTCGGGCCGCCTGACCAAAGCCTGAGCGCAAAGTTTTCTTGGCCCGTAGCGGAGATCAGGGTAATAAGGCGTTTGTGAACGAATGTTCCTGGCCGCGAGTCTGTCGGAATAAACGTCGGCGGAGACGCGAAAGGATCCGATAGGGCCGCATGATATGCTGCCAGAGAGACACCTGTGGGCGTCAACCTTAAGCTGCGTGGAAGATTCACTCGTGGTACACGCTGACGAGCGGTACGGGAGCTCTTCTTCTTTGTCTTGGCCATCTTCGTTTTGGCCATAATGTTTCTGCAAACACGCACCTATGGTATTTTAACTGTTTTAGGTAGGGTGCCCGTGGCGCCCTAATATGACTGGGGGTCAAGTGGCAACTCGTACCGGAGGTCATCGAACTGCGCGCAGTTGTGGATGATATCCTCACACCGTAACTGTTGGTCAACGGTGATTCCGGTACATGCCTGATAGACCAAACGCGCGGTTTGGTCTGGTGCTCGAAGGATGGTGCCTGTATAAACAAACTCCTCTTCGCGAGTAAAACGTGCCTTGCCGCTAAAAGTGTTGGCAAAAGAACTGACTTTCTTTGCAATCGCCCACCCGATGGGTATATGGCTGTACCTGTCACTCAAGGCAAGAGCTCGGGCTTTTAGGCGACTGATCATTTCTTTTCTGCTGGTGCCAAACGGGCATAATGCGATGGTAGATTTGAGAAACATACGTTTGGGACTTGGGACATAGTGCCATTTGCCACGGAACTTAGTCACATTTCCCCCGATGAATGCATGCTGGTCTTCAGGCCAGCCCTGCGACTCAATTTTCCATACCTTCGCCAGCCGTCTGCCGACGGCTGCTATATCTTCCTGATCAAATGGCGTCTTGCGGCCGCGCATCAAAATCAGCTGGTCATCCCCTTCAGCTAATATACCCCAATCACTGCTTTTAAGGCCTAAAACCTTCTTGCAGAGATACCACCCCCCGAACCAAGACACAACCATGTTGAGTGCAGAAGTGAAATCCACACCACTCAATAGGCTGGTCCATTTACCGGAAATGAAGGTACCGTTTGCATGTCCTACAAACCCTTCCCTCTTTAACATGACTTCCATTTCTGGGGTCATGAAGCCGAGTGCGGATAGTAGATCACGGTACAAAGCAAAATCATTTGTTGTGACATTGGCGTCACGCGCGGTGTCGTCGATCCCTAGTACGTAGCTTTCCCCAATTAAGGTGTTCAGCCGGTCTAAATCGGATAGTTTGTCTGCTGTTGATTTGCCTTTGACTGTTGGTCGGTTGCGCTTCATCCATGCATCGAAATGTAAAGATGAAGTGCGTCCACGAACGACGTCACTTGTAGGTGTATTATTTATTAGTCTGGGTGCTTTCGCATCCTTCTGATGGGTTTTCCCGGAGAGCACCTCAAACTTGACCATCGGGCGTGTGGTCCAAAATGGTCTAAGGTGTTTTAGTGCGTGCCGACCTGTTAAGTCAGCCACACCCTGAAGATAGTTCCTCCCCTTCTTTCCTGACCTGGCAAAAGCTGCTGCAACCACCTCTGCAAAGGTGGCAGGTCTGAAAGGTACGTTGTTGGTGGTGCCTCGCCAGGCGTCTAATTCTCCAGCCAGAAGATCTTCGATAAACTCTAAATGGAGTGTTCGAATGTTTTGGTCCCAATACACCTCTGGGACCTGAGCTTGCAAATTCTTACCTGCTGCTGCAATCAGGTTGGCAGTACTCTTCACATCATATAAGACCCCGTTACCAAAACGAGGTCCACAATCAAAGCCTAGTACTTTCTTCCTGTTCAGCTTCACACTGATGACATCGATCTTCAACTTAGGATTGGTTTCAACCTTTCCATCATAGTCCAGACCCAAATGCAGGGGTGTCATCACCCCCTGGGATGACAGTCAATTGCTTGATGGCGCCATGGCCTTGATGTTGTCACCAAGACGTAGCAGTGTGTTGCGCCCGAAGGCTGTTATGGTTGTGCCAATTGCGGCGGTATTAGCCGTGATACAATAGATCGATGACGTTTTCACATCCTTGACCGTATTGACCACCCGCTTCATGACTAGATCAGCGATGCCTAAAGAGGCTTCATTCTTGACATGAATAATCTGTTTTGCGACGTCACGAACGACCTCGCAAGTTTTGATGGTGGCGACTACACCCACGACCAGACCAACGGCTATCAGCTCTTGGCGGTTCTCATGGATGAATTTTTCTACCTTTGGTGCCACATGATGGCGCACTCGATCAACGAAACCGACACGTAATAAACCCTCTGTAGCTGACACACGCGATGTGTGAATCGCTCCTTCACAAATAGCTGCAACACCAGTCCCGTAAGCGACTTCGGTTGATGCTTTAATGATTGTCAGTGCGATGGCCTCGACTGCACGGGGGAAATATTTTGGGTCTATCGTAAGCTCACGTGACAATGTTGCTGTCAGCGCAGCCCTCATATCACCAGCTGAATTTGTACTCAAGCCTCTCACATGATGTGAGACGTTTGGCCATTCTGACATCAAGAAGTCATATATCTTCTCATTGTCGCCGGTCTGCATGACGATGTCAAGTTTTGATAATTCGGGCATGTAGTCATCCGTGCCTACTGCTATGGATTCACCGCAACTGGGTGGTGGTCCTTCCAATAAGTAAATGGCATTGCGTAGAGTTTCTACATCGACTACGAGCTGCTTGTTCGCTTTCTCGAGCTGCATGGCATATTGCCTGACTTCAATGTCAGACATGTCTTGCAGACCTTTGCTTGGTAAGCTGCTGGGCTCCCCTAACGTATTGTTAGGGGCCGAGGATTTTACACTCCCCGTGGTGCTGCCACTAGCCACACTGCTGGTCTGAGTGTCCTGCTCTGTGGTTGCGTTGTCTTTGGGTACCACCATGGTAATTTCCGTTGACGTGGCTTTTGCCGGGCTAATGGCTGCGGCCGGCACAGTCACCAACTTTCCGGTGGTGGCTGGCGTGGCTGAGTTGGCAGCGTAGAGCGCTTTCTTCCTGATTGCCTTTGCTATCCTGATGCGATCAGGGCCGTAGATCACGGTCGTGTAACCAGCGTAACACGAAATAAATTCGTATGGCTGGCCAATGTCATCAGGATGGAAAACAGAATGAGTGTAAACACTCTGGTCACTGTCCTCGCGGTCTTGCCAAGTGCATTCGACTTTACCATCGGGTAATTCCTTGATACTGCACTCACCGTTGCAGAGGGTACCGTTGGTGGTTTTGTCGAAATCCCAATACATGACCATCATCGACTTGCATCGATCGGCCAATTCTGAGAGGTACGTGTCGCCGAGGTAATACACGACATCACGCAGGAGAACATGTTGGTCCTCACCGTAACACTTGTCACAATATGAAGGTGCTGCACAGGCGCAATATGTGAATTTGCTGCCCTTTTTGAACATGCCTAACTGTGCGGCGCGTTTGAAACGCGCCGCGTCGGCGTCCTTGCATGCTGTGTGACGTGGAGCAGTAACGTGTGCTGCTTGAGGATGTACAATATTGGCGCCAATCTCTAGATCTGGCACCTGCACATCATACACAATCGTGCTAGCCACTGCACGAATGATGTGTGCCGCCGGGTGCTTGCTGCTTACACCTTTGTTGGCGGTTTTGGTAATCTTCACGGGAATACCAATGGTTTGAAGAAACT